TGGGTCTTCGCCTGTAATTAATTTATCTAGTTTGATATTCATTAATTCAAACTCATACTTGGCGGCCTCTGGTATTTCCTTTTTTGGCTTTGGGCTAACCGTGTACTTTGTCTCTAGTGCGTCTCCTGTGCGCGTTATTTTAAGATCATACTCGCGTGGGTCGCCCCAATCAGAATCGTTAATTAAATTCATAATAGCCTCCTGTATTGTCCTTTGGTTTATCTGCCATATCTGGATAGCGCCGGCCTCGTAATTCCACACAGCGCACGCCCAGAAATGCTTTGCCTTCTGTGTGGCGTGTTCATCTTGTATGTCTCTCATATCGGTAACTCTCACGGGTTTCTCTGTGCCGTGCATTGATTCCCACCATTCATATCCTGTTATTGGATCGCCTAGGAATCTTAAAATAGTGTCGCCTTTAAGGCATTTGGTATAGCCTCCGCCGCTTGGCTTTGGCGCTTGATAATCTGTAGGTAAAAAAGTCATTTTTGTTTGTTTAGAATGTTAATAATTAATTGTTGTAAAGTTATTGATTCACTTGCGGCGCGTACTTTTAAAGCCGTGTGAATATTGTCGGGTATTTTAATATTAATCCTCATGGAATTTTGGTTTTAAGTCTTCGTGTAACGCCTTGAAATATGCGGCGTTGTCTTGTACCATCTTAAGAACTTCATTTTTTACGACTTCTAAATGTACATTATCGCCGCTATTCTTACCCATTTCATAAGCATAAGATATAAAACTCTTAAGTGATCGTTCGGAAATTGTATAAGTTTTCATAAGTATGTTTGTTAGATTCATTACAAACCTAACAAACGTTACTTAACTAACCAAACAAACTAATAAATATTTTATACTTTGAAGAATGGCGCGGCGATTTTCTGGCCATTTGTGGTCTTGGTTTGCCACTCTGGATAAGTGGTAGACTTATCATTTAAAAACAAACCGACAGCCGCTTGGTAGTTTAGGGCTACTGAGTCAGATTGATTCTTTTTAGTTCTTACGGTTGATGTTCCTGAGGTCTCCGTCTCTGTTTGATTAAGACTGCCTACTCCGTATCGACCCACATTGGTATTCTGTTGTAATATAAATTGACCATAACAGAAATATATAGCCGCTTGCATTAGGCCGTTTTGTCTCACGGTCACGCCACTTCTATTAGTATAGTCAGAACCGAACCAAAGGTCTGTAAAGCGTTGTGATGCAAATTGATTACTTGATACCGTGTAGTCATTTAATAATAATAAATAAAGCTGATCCCCCAAGAAGGTTCTAACTGAGAGGCTTTGGGTTTCTCTTATATATGGCTCAATTTTCGCGTCTGTGATGTTAGCGCTAATTTCTCTGGCCTTTGCAATGTCGGCCTTTGTAAATAGTAATTTATCCTGTAATAGTGCCATTGTCTGCCATTTGAGAAGATTCGAATTGATTAGGTATTATTTTACCAAGGTCTAAACCTAGCTTTTCCATTTGTCGCTCAATGTGGTTTCGCGTGTCCTTGGTTCGTAGATTCATGTAGGTGTATTCATCAGCTAATTGGGTAGCTGTAAAAACTGCGCCATCTGGGAGCATTCCCATCAAGCCAGACGGCAAAGCAAAGTTTTGTAGTATTCTATTTTTTACGTTTAGCGTGGTATTAATAAAAAGTGAATCGTTATTGTTAGCGGGTACTTGCTCAATTAAATTTTGAGTGTTTTCGCTGTCCTCATCTACGCCAACAACTAAAACGCTGTTCGCATGGCTAGCACCTTTAAAATCATTTAAACGCCTTCTTATTTCCTCCTCTTGTTCTTCAGAATCGCCCGCACTTGGATACTTAAAAATTGACATAGATAAAAAGCCGTTCGTAATGTTTCCAAGTTCAAACTTTTGCAATTCGTTATCGCTTTGCGCTGTTTCTATAATTGGATCAATGGAGCTGAGCGCGTATTCATTCTTCTTAGGTGTGGAATATAAAACCATTCCCCTATTAGATGTGAGCGCCTCACGGCCATTATCTGCGTCGTTAAATAAAAGATATCTAACAGCATTTAGCTTGTCACTTGGTAAAGCCTGTTCATTGCTAGACTCCCAATTGTTAGAAACGCGGACGTCTCTTATCCTACCTTTCTGATCTGGTAAGCCAAGGCGCACAAATTCAAAAGGTATATGTTCAACGGTTTTAACTGATCCAAGGCCGTTGCTATTTAAGTGCAAGGCATAGCCGTTATATAATGCTTGATCGTTAGAGATAGACCAAAGAATATCGTTAGCCGTCTCACCGCGATCATTGACTATTTTATCATTCTCAAAGCCGTCGCCTCTAATAAAAGACGCCATTAAATTAACGGCGCTTTTTGTTATTGGGCTTAAATTAAAAATAGATTCGATCATCTGGGGATATAAATTATCGACGCCATACATTATGATCTGGTCTGGTGTCGATCTGGGGGTCGCTATTCTTTGAAATGTAGGCTTAGCGCCAAATGATCCTAAAAAATCCATCTATTTTTTTACTTTTTTCTTTTTGTAAGTCTTTTTAGCCGTTGGCTTTGCCTGTGGTTCTTCCTTCACCCCGCGGCGCTTGTCCGCGAGGTTTTGAAGAAAAACAGACTTATACTTACTCTGTCTTAGGTTTCCCATAATTATGATTTTAAGGCAACTAATGCCGCTAACGTAGTGGCGTAGTCAGTACTAAAAAATACGCTAGGCAATTGGCTTTCAATTCCCCCCGCGTCAGGCGTTGCAAGCTGTATTCTATACGCTCCGCCTGTCTCATTGTCGGCGGGAATACGAATATTTGTAACAACTTCAAGACCCGCGTTAATGCCATGTATCTCAAACGCACCGTTTCCAAGGCTTGAGTCGTTGGGCCCGAAAGTTATCGCAACTTGTGGCTGAAATACCATAGCCTCCAAATTTCTACGCTGTGAGGCTGTCACATTAAAGACGCTAAAATCTACCGTATGTTTGTAAGCTGTACTAAACGGCTTTGGAACGAATTCTGACTGACAGCTAATCGATTGCTTAAGGCCTTCAAACTCGAAAAAGGTTTTTCCTGTTTCCATTGTGATGCCTGTCACCATATTGGTATCAGTTCCGTCGAACGTGAAAGATGCTACATCTTCCAAGTTGGCGAGGAATAACCGTTGCTCAATGCCGACCGCTAAAGGGTCAGCACATGAGACGGTAGCTCCTTCAAAGATTCCCGCGCAACTCATTACTGCTTACCGTAAACGATTTCAGAACCTCTAGTATACTGAACGCCGAATTTTACCAATGCTTTGATAAAGAAATCTTCGCTATTAGCTGCGATTCTATCCACTACAATGCCACGGTCTTGATCCATCCAAGTAGCAGCTTGTAGTTGACCGTCTCGGCCGTTGTTAAATACTCCAAGCAAAGCCTTGTTTTCTGGAATGCCACAAGATACAACAGGGATACCCGCAAGCTGTGGAATGCCGCTATCCATTATGTTTATGCCTTTCGTGATGGTGGCATCTCTATAGGCTTCAAATAGCTTCTGCTTGTCTTTGTGAGATACAACAAATTTGATGTTAAGATTCTCTAAAACTCTACTAGGGCAAGCTGCGATCATAGCTTCCATCTTTGTAATAATGTTAGCAGCAGTCAAAGCCGCGCCAAAGGTTACATTATTTAAATCTGTGTCGCTGTCAGCATCTAACAATTTAATTAGACCGTCAAATCGAGATAACCACGCGCTTCCGCTTGTTGTGTCTCCATTCCAGATCAAATTTTCCATGCCGTCAGCGATGTCGCCAGAGGCTAACTCGTTAATAGCTGTTTGAGTAACTGCTGCAAGGCGTGCATCTACTTGTCGGCCTGTGCTGTACTGCCATTCGTACTCGTTTTCAAAATCTCTGAGCGGGTTAAATTCCCTGTAATACATAATATCTCCTGTAGTAATTAACCTATTAGTTATGGCGTAATCTCCAACGCCTGTGGTAGGTGTTGAAACGGGAGCGTGCAAGCTGTTAGCGCTTGAGTCCATTTTGATAATCTCAACCTTATCCATGTAGGAAGGTCTTACATTCATTAAGCCTCTGTCTATTGTGGTCGCACCTAATACGACAGGCAAATGATAATTAGGTATCGGAATAATTCCGTTCGCATTCTGGGTGATTGGTGTTATGTCGCTCATGATATTTTGCTACTTTTAATTTTTGCTTTCGCGTTATAAAATGCCTGTAGGCCATTCATTGGCTGCGTAGGCTGTGAAATTGATTTCTTTAATGGAGCGCTGCCCTCGCTAACAACTTTATCAAGTATTTGCGCGGTTACCTCTCCGACCTTTGCTTCGACTACCTCCTCAGTTCCCGCCATAAGTTCAGCTACGACAGCCTCAACGATTGCAGTAATTTCTGCGACTTGTGTCTCATCAAACGCAGCGACTACCTCATTTTCTGAGACGTCAGCTTGTACGCTTGGGTCAATAGCTTCTGTGACGCTAGCATCTGTAGTCGCCATATTTGCTCTAATTTTTTCTAATAATCCCATATCTATATTTTTAATGTAGGCCACCGCTTTGAGTGGCTCGTAAATTGATTTAGCGAAACCAAGCTCTACGGCCTCCTTAGCTGTAAAAACGCTTTCGGAATCCATCAAACTTTTTATTTCATCTATTTTTAAATCGGTCTTTTTCTCATATACAGACGCTACGATCTCGCTAAACTTTTCGAGGCTGCTAGCCACTTGTCTAAGTTC